AGGCCTGGCGCTGGAGGCCCGACATGATGGGGACCAGTGCCCGCTCCACCGGTGGGAAACCGTAGGGGGTCCAGCGGCGGCGAGTCTGTGGCAGGTACAGTAGTTGAGTGCCACCGAAGGCACGGAACTCCGCGTCGCTGAGGCCGCTCTCGTCGAGGTCACGTTCGGTGACCATGGACCACAGGTCGACCCGTGGGACCCCGTAGAGGTATTGCTGGTAGCCAACAGCCGGTGGTCGCGGCCGGGCGCCCTGCATGTCATAGAGTGGCCGGATGGTGGGGCCACTGACCAGGTTCAAGCTGTCCAGATCGGAACCGAGGACGCCCTTGCCACGGCCCTTGCCCCACTTCTCGCGGACGACGAGGCTGAGGGCGTCGTAGACGAGCATCTCCTCGAGCACGTCACCGAGCCAGGACTGCCACGAGAAGTAGTCGGGGTCGGGGCGGCGGAAGAACTTGACGGCCTGGGCGCGGCGCTGCCCGAAGTCGCGGGCGGCGGACTGGCTGTTCCGCATCGCCTTCGCGGCGTCCTTGGTGGGGAGGATCTCCCACTCGAGACTGGTGATCTGGTTCTTCAGGAACTCGATGCAGGCCCGGGCGACGGAGTACAGGTCGGCGATGGTGCGGAGCGTGTTGAAATCGGCGAGCTTGAGGCCCTCGGTGCCGGGTTGCCCCACGGGCAGGTTCCAACCGACCCGGTACTCCTCGCGCCGTGCGGGAGGCTTGCCGGTGATCGGGTCTGGTGGGTCGATGGGGACCGCGGAGGTGGGGCTGAACGGGCCAAACGCGCCATCGGTGAAGTCCTCGGCGGGGCGTGGCAGGTTCGGGGTGCCGTAGACGTCACCCCAGTTGCCGTTGTGTGGCAGCGTGGAGACGCCCATGCCGGTGGCGAGGCCATTCGCGAGTGGTGACGCCTGGCTGCCTGGAATCGACAAGCCGCCACGGCCCTGCGAGCCGATGGCGCGGTTGGCGGCGAGGATCCCACGACGAGACACCTACCCGTCCTCGCCATTCACCGTGTTGGTCACGTGTGCCTTGAGCTCCTCGGTCTGGCGGTTGATGAGCCTCGTGTGGTGCCGCTTGAGCAGCTTGTGGCTGATGATGAACGCCGCCGGGGCCCACAGCGAGTCCGCCAGCAGGTTGCCCCAGATGGCCCCCGTGGGCCAGGCGAGGAACGCGTTCCAGAGGCTCACGGTGCCACCGTCACTGTGACTCTAGCACGATGAAGAGGAAGTTGTTGGCACCGGTGTCAACCTGTGTGGTGAAACCGGAGTTGGCGAGCTGCACCGCGATCTGATCACCAGCAACGGCGCGTACCGGGCCGGTCATCTGTACACCGGTGAAGGCGCTCGTGGAGGACGCGTTCGCCGACACCAACGTGTTGGCCCCGTTCTTCTTCACGTTGATCGCCGGGAGGCTGCCCGGTGGGGTGCCATTCCACTTGAACTGCACCGATACGCGGTAGAGCCCGGAGTATGGCACCACCCAAAAGAAGCTGCCCGCGTTCCAACCACTGTACGGGTCCTCGACGACGGGGAACGCGATGTTGGTGGCGGTGCCGAGGGCGGTGCCGGCGACGATGGAACCGATGAACCGCGGCTTGTTCGCCCAGAACTGGACCTGCGTGAGCAGGAGGATCTCGAGTGAACTCGCCATCAGTCGTCTTCCCCGAACACCTCATCGGGGAAGATCACGTCATCGTCGTTCCACTTGCCGTCGGGCCAGTACTCCACCTCTACCACGTCGTCGCCCGACCAGGTGATCTTCTTGACGCGACGGCAGGGCTGGCGCCACGGTGGCAACCCGTCCACGACGGAGTGAACCCCGGTGCAGTGCACGCAGCCACTGCGTGGTTTGCCGTTGCGGTCCATCTCGAGGCCACGGAGGACGCGCTGCGCAAACTCGCGTTCTTCCCGGTTGAGTTGTTCACGACGACTCACCGCTCACCACGCTCATAGAGCCAGCGCAGCAACTGTGACACCACGGCAGCGGCGTCGCGCTGCTGCGGGGAGCCGTTGATCAACACCGATGCGGTGATGTAGGCGCCGGCGAACGCGGCCTTGGCGGTGCCGGTGTCACCCAGTGCGGCGTCCAGTTCACGGAACGAGTCGCGAACGGACGCGGCCCACTGGTCCGCGAGATAGATGGGCACCTGCTTGAGGTCACCACCGGTGATCTTCTCGAGATCGGTGACGTCGAGGTTGGCCTGCTTACGGTTCACGTCACCCCACCTCGTCGTCGTCGTAGTCGTCGATTTCATCGTTGTCGAGTGGAAGTGTGGTTCCACAGAAGGGGCAGTTGGTGCGGCGTGTCCCGTTGATGGTGCGGATGAAGCCACGTTGGCAGCCGCGGCACGTGGCGGTGCCATACGCGTCGGACCAGCCACCCGCCTGGGTCCAGAACGCCTGGACGACGGCGTCGGCGCGGTCGGTGGAACGACCGAGACGCTTCTTGATGTCGGCCTTGGACTCGACCTTGATCTTGCCCCCGCTCATGACCTCGCCCTGGTGTGGGGCGGTGAGGTCACCGAGCAGGTCGTCGTCGTCGGGGAGGCAGACCTCGGCACCGTTGGACGGGTCGAGGAGGTCACGGAGCGCGTACCAGGCGGCGGCACGTGAGTTGATGAAGCCGAGTTCACCGGAGCGGTCACGCTTCCGCGTCTTCTTCGCGGCGTTGAATGGCTGGACCTTGGCGTTCGCCTCGCGGAGCTGGTCCACCACACCAGCACCCACACCGATGACGTCCACGATCGCGGTCATCTGATCGTCGGCGTTGAGGATGCCCTTGACCTTGCCGGTGGTGGTGGTGGTGTCGTTGTGAGTGAACACCCGGAGCTCGGTGACGACGTGACCCCAGCGAAGCGCGAACACGGTCTTGTCGTCACCGGTGTACGCGACGTCAACCCCGACGGTGTGTGGCTTGCCGGGGTCTGGCCGGCCGGCGGCGGCCCACTCGTGCCAGCGTTCGACGGCGGCCTCCGCCCAGGCGAGGGGGATGACGGCGTCCTCGTCACCGGCGTGGAACTCCCCGAGGACGCGGTTCTGATAGAGGGCGCTGTTCTCACCCCACTGGAGCTTCCGCTGCTCCGCCCAGGTCTCGGAAATCCGTCCACACTGGATGGATTCCTCGAGCGTGACGTGGCGGGTGAACCAGTCCTCGTAGCCGGGCTTGTGGGTGTGGATGTCGTAGAACCGGCCCTGCGGGGCACCGGGGGTGGAGAGCGCAAGCACCAGGGTCTCACCGGTGCCGGAGAAGGCGCCCTCACAGGCGTCGAAGGTCTCCGGCATGATCGCCTTGGACTCGTCGAAGACGAAGAGCAGGCGGTCGGCGTGGGCACCCTCGATGAGGGCGGGGTTGGTGCAGGACGCGGCGGTGGCGGCACCGTGTTGTAGCCGGAGGTTGAGGTTGAGGAGCTCGAGCTTGTTGAAGGGCCGGTCGCGGACCCGTTCCCAGCGGAGGCGGTTGGCCCACTTGCGGATCTCCGGCCAGAGATAGGAGATCAACTGCCGCCACGCACCGGCGGTGGTGACGACCTTCCAGTCGGTGTCGGTGGCGTCACTGGTGAGCGCGAACCAGAGGACGGTGATCGCGGCGATCGTGGACTTGCCCAGGCCGTGGGGGCCACGAACGGCCTCACGCTTGCGGACCGGGAGCTCCCCGATGATCTCTTGCTGGTACGCGGTGAGACCCTCACCTCGCCAGTCGATGCAATCGGCGGCGAAACCGAGCGGGTCGTCGTAGTACTGCGCGACCTTGCGGTTGATGCGCTGGGCGCGGCGCTGCAGGTCCTGGAGGTACTTGAGGCGCCGCAGCTTGAGCTCGTCGAGGCTGCCGGGTTCCGGGACGGGGGTGATGACGCTCACGTCACCCCCAAGTGTTTACATTAGTGCCGGGTGTTGGTATGATGTCCTCAGGAAGAACCACAGGAAGAGACTAGGAAGCGAGGCACCATGCGCATCGACTCTGCCATCGAGCTGGTGAACCAACTGGTGTTCATCCCCGGTTGGTCATTCACCGCGACGGACCACACCAAGCGGTTCGAGGGGACCATTCTCGTCCGTGTCGATTACCCGGCCCGCGCCAGTGAGCGCACCGAGGCACCGGGATACGACCGTGAGATCACCACCTACGCGACGTTCCCCATCGTCGTCAGTGAGTGTGACGACGCATCGGTGTACCACAAGGTGCTCCGCGCCATCGTCGAGATCCAGGAGCACGAAGCTCGCGAGTTCCTCCGGGTCCAGCCCACGATGTGGGCACCCTTCCACCCGCACCGCGTCGATGGCATGAAGCGCTGGGCGGCACTGGGTGGCTGCAAGCAGTTCGATGACCTAGGTGAGGCGATCCGCCGCGACCTGCAGTTCGGTATCGCCTGACGGTGATCGTCACGGGTCGGCCCGGTGCGAGCGGGTCGGCCCGGACGCGTGAGGAGGAAGAGATGACGAGAGTGTGGCGCTGGGAGGGCCGCGATGACGGTCTGGGCCCATACCGGTGGACCGAGGACCGCGAGCTTCGACGGAACTATCGGCAATTGAGAGTGCTTCTCGACCTGCTGCACGAGAGTGGCAGTCACCCTGGTCCACGTCAAGATGGACTGATGGAAGAGCTCGAGGATGGGTGGCACTTCGCGTGTCCATCACGTGAGACGCTCGATGAGTGGTTCAACGACATCGGCACCTGGGCACTACGTTCCGCCGGGATGGTGATCCACGTCTACGACGTGCCGGATCACCTGGTGAAGCTGTCCAGCAGTAAGCGACAGTGCGCCTACAGGTCGAGCCACGCGGTGTTGGTCGCGGTCCATACCGAGTAGTGTTTACATTTAAGGCATCGGGTGGTATGCTGGTACCATCAGCCAGGAACAGGAAGGAACACCATGCTTCGTCACCCCAGTGCGTCCGCCGACGGCAGCGTCTTCATGGTCCCCCGCGGTTGGTCCACGAAGGCCACCGCCAACGAGATCGCGGTTGAGCACGTTCGCATGATGGAAGTCATGGCCGGCGGCGACGCCCCGGATCTCACCGACGACCAGGCAGTCAAGAGCGCGATCGAGGATCACGGCACCAGCATCGCGGCTCACGTGATCGCCTTGGCGGCGACGTGGACCGGCAAGAGCCTCGGAGAGGTGATGGAAGCCGTGGAGCGCGAGGTCAAGGAGATCCTCGCCACCTGATCAGCTCACCAACCACGAACCAAGGGCCCGCCGCGGCGGGCCTTTGTCGTCAGTCGAGCACGCAGGACACGACGGTGGGGAGCACCGTCCCGTCGATCTCCAGCCACTGCCCCGGTCCCAGTCGGACCTGCATCAGGGGCAGCGCACCCGAGGCCTGCGAGTAGATCGACGTCATCGTGGGGGTGGTACCACCAGCGAGCGTGGAGATGCTGATGTTGGTGACCGTGCCACCCGAGAGTGTCAGGGTCATGGGACGCCAGTTCGTGGTCTGGACCGCGGTGTTGATCGCGAGCGCGGGGGACGTGGTGAGCGTGGCCGGCCCGGAGAGCGTGACGTCCTTGGTGATGCGGAAACCGGTACCACCCGTGGCACCGGTGCCGGTGCCCACGGCGATGACGGGGGTGCTCGGTGAGCCGTAGAGGTGGATCTCGCCACGTGCCGCGGAGAGGCCGCTGCCGTTGTTCGGGTTGTCGCGGAACTGAACGGTGCCCTCGGTGTCCATGCGGATGTTGACGATGGGGCCAATACCGGCGGCACCCGCCCCGAAGACGTTGATGTGGTAGGTGCACGCTTCGATGCACACCTGGTCGAAGTACGAGGCGTGGAGCGCGGAGACGGCACCGGAACTGGCGGCGTCGGCATAGCTGCCAACGGGGCACAGACCGGACCACGAGTAGAGGATCGTGAGCCCGTTTCCAACGGTGTGCTCATTGGAGAGGAACGCGTAGGTGTAGCCACCGTTGGATACCACGTTGCTTACGTAGTTGCTGGCGTTGTTGCCGTTGGCCGGCATGAGCAGGCCGATGCTGGCGCCACCGGAGAACGTGGTGACGTTGTTGAAGTCACCACTGTTGCCGTTGTACAGCTCGATGACACCGGTGGTGCCATACGAGAAGTTTCGGAGATGGGCCCGGGCGCAGCCGAAGAGGTTGGCCGCACTGAAGGTCCAGCCGCTGTTGCTGTGTGTGGTCAGGATCGTGAAGTCCTGGAGCACCACGCAGGTGTTGGTGTAGGCGGGCGTTGGTGTCCCCACACCGTAGCCGAACTTGCCGGTGGGACCACCGATCACCCCGGGGTTGCCACCGTTGGCGATGGAGTGCGGGTCGGTGGTGGCCTGCGCGGCCTGCGAGCTGAACGCCCCGAAGGAGATCAACGTGGAGGCGCTGATCGCCGGTGCCTGCTGGTTCCAGAACCGTGTCTGGCCGCTGTCCCCAGCCCCGCGGAAGACCAGTGTCACACCGGCGTTGGTGGCCGAGTTGACACTGGTTGCGAGGTTGAGGGGGATCGTCAACTGGCTGTTGTAGATGCTGTTGACACCGTCGGTGAAGGTGAGAGCACCACCGATGCCGTAGAACAGGCCGGCGGGGGCAGCGGGGATGAAGATCTCACCAATGGCGTGGAGCAGCGCGTACGCGTTGGCGTCGGCGATGGCGGCTTGGAAGGCCGCGGTGTCGTCGGTGGCCCAGAGGACCTGCAGTCCGCTGGCCGTGGCGGTGGGGTTGAGATTGGTGGTGACCTGCGTGGGACTGGTGTACCCGGTGATCTTACCGAACGCGGTGGTCTGCCCCAGCGTGATCGCGTTCTTGACCATGATCAGCTTGTTGACGTCACCGGGCGTGAACTTGCTCTCGCTGATCGTGACGACCCCGGAACCACTGCTGACCGCGCCGGTGTTACTGAGCTGGCCGTCACCCTTGGCGCCATACTTCGCGGTGGTGACGTTGAAGGACCACGGGTTGGTGATGCCGGTGATGTTGCCGGTGAACGTGACGTTGCCACCGAAGGTGGTGTTCCCGTTGAAGATCGCGGCGTCGTTGAACGTGGCGACGCTGCCCGGTTGGGTGGCGAGGGCCCCCAGGAACCAGACATCGGCGCTCTCGACACGGGTTCCAGGTGGGGCGGCAGTGCCGCTACGGAACCCGGTCGCGTTGGTTATGCAGTCTCCTCTACGGGACTATGCGGGGCGCTTGTCGTTGAGTTCAGCCTCGAGCCGCAAGATCTCGGACTCGACGGAGTCGATGCTGATCTGCTCAACCCGGGTGGGGGCGAAGGTGCCGAGGACCCGGCAGCGCTGATCGCGACACTTCAGGATGCGGTCCATCACCTCGAGCGCGAACCGGTTGTCGTCGAGCGGGACGCCGTCCACCTCGATGACCTTGCCGTGTTGCACGAGGACCTGGCGCTCATCGAGGAGCCGCCAGAGCCGGAGCTCCAGCTCATCCAGCGCGATGAGTTCGAAGAACCGGGCCTCGTCCCGGGCGAACCGGGTGGCGGTCGCCATGGACCGCTTGATCGCGGCGGCGGCGCGAATCTCCGCACGCTCGTGGTCGGACTCGTCACCGATGCCGAGGCGCTTGGCGATGTCGATGAGACTCCACCCGAGGGCCTTCAGGCGGGCAGCCTCGGCGTCACGGGCGCGGCCCTTCCGGGTTGGCACACCGGGGACATTACCGGGCAGTGGAAGCAGGTAGACGTTGTCCCGTTCGATGGACGAGACGTCGTCGGTGGGCCCCTCGTCCACACTCACCTCGCCGCTGAGATACCACTGCTCCTAGCACTCAATATAATCCTCTCGAGTTGACCTTGTACAGTGGTAGTTTCACCAGGCCATGGATATGATCAAAATGTGAGCCAACCCGCCGTGAAAACCCCGCCCGTCACTGACGGGGGCAGCGACCTGGACCGCCTAAGATCCGCCGTCGCGGACACCAAGCGAGTCTTCAACGACCTCGAGGACCTCATCTGTCACCCCGCGACCCGTGGTGTGGACGTCATCCGACGGACCGCGATCACCGGTTCGTCACCATCGTGGCACTCGCAGGCCGCCTATCTCGTCTTCGAGCTGGGGGCGATCTCCCGTGAACTCGAGGCTGGACTGCGCCGCCGCACCACCGGCAGCGAGAGCATCCGCGGTTTCTCCGACGCGAACACCTTCCTGGCACTGGACGCGGTGGTGGCGCTGACGCTGAGCACCAGCGACGCCGTGGACAGTCTGAACATCCTGTGCCGCTGGGTCCGCCGTGGCCGCGAGGCCCTCGGGGAGGTGGAGCCACTGTCCCGGCTGCCACGTGTGCCGGGCCAGCCCGAGCTGCGTTGTCCGTACTGCACCTTCCTGACGCTGCGCTATCAGCAGCACGCCGGCCTGGTCCGCTGCGTCAACCCGAACTGCCTGGACGACGACGAGCGCCGTCCCCTCGCCTACGTCGAGTTGGGGCGACTGTCGCACGAGCCAATCCTCGCTTGGCGAGACGGCTCCAGTGGTCTCGGTGCCGCGCAGTGAGCGGGCGTGGCTGGTCATCGGCGAACCTGAGGATCGTGGGTGACGACCCCACGTTGTGGACCACCGGGGACGCGGCGCGCTTGTTGGGGCCACCCGAGTTGAGTCCGGTGCAGGTCCGTGAACTGATTCGCGTGACCGGTCTTCAGCCGGTGGGGAAACGCCGGGTCACCGCGCGTGGCCAGAGCGGTCGACACGCCCGGGTCTATTGGGCATCTGACCTGATCCGAGCGTACGACGCGCTGTACCGGGTGGTGGAGACGACGACGGCGGCCACGCCGTAGCGCAGCCGCCGTCTCTCCCGCCCCCGCTGGTTAGCCCTCGTCAACCGGGTAGTGGCGATCGAAGAGGTCCAAGAGCTCCACGAGATCTTCTACCCAGCTCAACACCGACGCCAGTCCACTGCTGTGGCCGTGTTCCCACGCCCTGGTGCGAACGCTCTCCCACACCTCGGGTGGGAAGTCGTGATCATACTGAGAGCGCACGTCCTGCCAGAACTCGTCGATCAGCTCGTTCTCACGCGCCCGGTACTTCGCCCAGTCGCGATCGGTGTACGGCCCGTCGG